GCCCCGGTGATCCAACGTTGAGTCTGGATTACGATCAGGCCGATACGTTGATGCAGGAAATGTGGAGCGCCGGGATGAGGCCGAAGGGAGTTCAGACTGGTGAGGCCCATGTTGATTCGATGAGGGAACACATTCACTCGCTGCAAGAAATGTGCAGGTACTTTATGGAAGCCGGTATGACGCTTGCCGAAGCGGGAGTTGAGGACACTGAATTGCTCGGACCATCCCCGTTCGAAGTGCTCAAAAAGGAGGTCACCGAGCTGAGTAAGCAATTCATGGCGTTGTCATTAGCATCCGAATTGAATCAAAAAACGGCAAAAGAACCCAATAAGTTCTAAAAATTGCACGTTTTTGAATGAACGTTGTATGATGCGCTCTATCCAATCAATTGGACGGACGCATGTCAATCATATACAAGGGTGATGGAGAGGGGCCGAGTACTAAAGTCGTGTCTCTCGGTAACGCGATGGGTGTGCAGGGCGATCCTGCATCGCACATGACCGTTGTAAAAACCGGTACCGTGTCGAAGCAGGATAAGGCAGTGCTGGCTGGTAGTCAGTTGGAAAAAGACGATGCGTTTGAAGCATTCTTTTTCGACCCCCGTAAGAATGATCCCGAGGCGCAAGTGCTGCGCCCCCCGTTTCAGCCCCAGCAATTGACCATGCTGTGCCAGCGCAATAATACGCTGGGCCAGATGATTGCTGCAATGGAAGTCAATATCGATGGCACCGGCTGGGAAATAGAAAGGGATGATGAAGCCGAAGAGAACGACGAACCTAAAAATGATCCAGAGAAAGAAAAGCTGGAAGACTGGTTCAAGGAACCGTTTCCCCGCACGTCATTCACCACATTGAGGCGCGAGACCCGGCGCGATCTGGAGCAGGTCGGCTACGCATTCATGGAAGTGCTGCGTTCAATCGATGGTGAGCTGATGTTTCTGAAGCATATCCCGGCGCATCAAATGCGGCTGGTGAAGCTGGATGAACCCGTATTGGTTGAGCAGAAAGTGCAGCGCGACGGTCAGGAAATGGAAGTTGTGATGAATGTTCGAGAGCGGCGGTTCGCTCAGATCATTAGCAAGCGGGTGATTTACTTCAAAGAGTACGGCGCGAGCCGCGAGCTGAATAGACTCACCGGGGAATGGAGTGAGGAAAAGCTGGACATAAAAGACCGGGCAACCGAAGTGCTGTATTTCACAGTGTATGAGGATGCGAAAACTCCTTACGGTGTGCCACGTTGGATCAATCAGATTCCGAGCGTACTGGGTAGCCGTAAAGCCGAAGAGTTGAATCTGGATTTCTTTAATAGCGGCGGCTTGCCTCCGGCGCTGATTATCATTCAGGGCGGTGAGTTGACCCCCGAAGTGCGTAAGCAGTTGCAGCAATATATGTCGGGCAAGGGATCGAGCTATCACCGGGCAGGCATTGTCGAAGTGGCTGCGTCGGGAGGCTCATTGGATAAGCCCGGTACCGTGCGTGTGACGGTAGAGCGTTTTGGTTCTGAGCGTATTCAGGATTCGATGTTTGAGAATTACGATGCTCGATGTGAAGAGCGTGTGCGTTCGTCATTCCGCTTGCCCCCTATCTTTGTGGGCAAAGCGCAGGACTACAGTTTCGCAACTGCGTTTGCCAGTTACACGGTGACCGAGGCGCAAGTGTTTCAACCAGAGCGCGATGAGTTCGATGAGATAATCAACAACACGATCATGCGCGAACTGGACCCTGAAGGTGAGTTTATTTTCAGGTCACTACCGTTGACGGTTGATGACGTGCAGACCAAGTTGGAAGCGCTGGGTATCGTGGCCGAAGACTTGTCGAGAGAGACCAGAGTCGGAGCAGTCAATGAGATTGTTGGTATGACACTGGTACCAGATGACAGCGAGCCGGAAGAGCCTGAACCTCCGGTTATAGTGGCACCGGTCGGTGAGCCAGCGCCAGCACTCACGGCAGGCGTTGAGAATCCGCCTAACACCTCGCAGCCAGCGACCCCCCCGTCGCGCAAGGAAGCGATGGATACGTTCGATATGATGGACTTGGTTGGCCAATGGTGCCGAGCACAGTTGACTAACGAAGTATCCGCAACCGAAACTGAGTTAATGCGGACCACTATTGAACGGATGGATGCAGTTACGCGACAACGGTTTGATGGGTATTGCACTCTGAAAATGATGTCCGCTGTGGATCATGACATGATCGGGGCTGTTGAACTTGTCGGAGCTGCCAGTTCTATAGCTGAGCGTCCCGATGACTGTCAGCATTAAAAGTTTTTTAGTCTTAGAACAATCACTCAGCAACCGAATCCAAAATTCGTGGCGCGGTGATATTGCCACCCTTACCCGAGAAGTGCTTGAGCTGGTAAACGCAGGCGATTTCGCTGCGGCTGTTGATCTGTGTGAAGGGTTTAGTCTGGCCAAAGCGGCGGAAGACAACCGTAGGTTTGCTGAATTTATTGGTATGCAAGCGGTGTTGTTTGGGGCCAGCCGGTTAAGCCGTGACCCGAGAAAATCTATATTCATGGAGACTGGCAGGCCGGAAGAGATAAAGCTGGCGGCGAATAATCTGGTCATTATGATGGAAGAAAACGCGACCCAGTCTGTGTGCCGGTTGGCTGTTGAAATGTTGGGACGTGAGCGGGCGGATCAGCAAGATGCGACGGTTAAAAAAGATGCAACGCCGGGGTTTCCGCAAGAGTTTGTCAGTAGCGTTAACCAAAATGGGAAGTCGTTTATTGATATCGGTTCAAGTTTGCATACGTCACGACTGGCCAGCTGGGGGTACACCGTAGAGGCGACTTCAAGAGGTATCAGTAAATTCCAGATCAATGAACGTCTCGATGGGCGGACCTGTCCAGTATGTCGGACTATGCACGGGCGCACGTTCGATGTTCCGCAGGCGCAGGCCAAGCTGGAAAACTGGATGTCCACAACGAATCCTGATGACATGAAATCTGTGGCTCCTTGGCCGAAGCAGGATGAGAAGTCTGTTGCCCAGCTTGCTCAGATGACGAAATCTCAGGTTCAGGATAAGGGTTGGGATACGCCACCATTTCACCCATTGTGTCGGGGCGTGATTGTGAAAGCGGGAACGGTTACGGTGACTCAGCCAGCCGACGTCACACCGATCAATGAAAATATAGTAGAGCTGCCGGGTGAAGAGTTTACCCCCGCAGAGCAGGAAAAATTAGTCGCTGCATTGGCAAGGGATATGGTCGCACTGGCGAGGGAGTCTGATAGCACGGTTACTGGAGACGTGGTTCGACTGGCTGATGAACTGGATATGGATTTTCCTTCTAAAGAAATGCAGTTTCCCGGTATCGATGGGCTTGTAACGATTGAAGACGGAACGTTGATCTATAACCGCTTGAAGGATTTGAAGTCCACGAGGCGCAAGATTCGCAATCAGATGGAAAAGTACGGGGTCACTGAAGAGCAAGCGGCAGCGAGAATATCGGACTCATTGCGGTACACGTTTCTGGCTGAGCCGGAGGATTACGTAAATGATATTCGGGCTGTGATGGAAAGGTTCAGAAACTTGGGCTACAAAAACGCTTCCTTCGAATCCACGTGGGATTCGCGCCCGGAGTATAAGGGCGTAAATGTCAACCTGATAACGCCGCAAGGGTTGCAGATTGAAGTCCAGTTTCACACCCCAATCTCTATAGAAGTAAAGAAAATCAATCATGACATTTACGTAGTGTGGCGGGAAATGAATCCAAACGATCCCACAGCTAAAGCGATGTTTGCTGAAATGGTCGAAAACGCCGAGGGGATTACGAGACCAGACTTTATGGAATTCATGGATGGGCTAATTGCGGAATTTAATGGACCGAGCGGATGACAGACATAGTCACAAAAAAGAGAATCAAGCAGGTACGGTACATGCTGTCGAAGCATTCCGAGGCCCCGTTCCTGTTGTTCCGCTGGGAGTACGATACTGCGGCGAAGCCCCCTGTCAATGAGTTCCGGCGCTTCGATCCTGAAGCGGGAGAGTGGGTGATTCACGACAACGATTTCATTCGGGATAATTTCATGGGCTACAAATTCGATCTGAAAACCATCGATCCCGTGCCCACGGATGAAGAGGCAATCGAGCTGGCAACCGTTGGTTGGCGAGCAAAACGATTCGAATAATCTAGTCCAATTATTTGCAAAGAGTAGTTGGAGGTCTTAGCATCCAGTCTCATGGAATGCTTGATCCGCAAAACGGACGACGAGCTGCAAATCGTTTATGGCGAGGTGTACGCTCCGAATGTCCCCGATGTCCACGGCGAATTTATGACTCCGGTTGAGGTTCGCAAGATGGCTCACCTCTTTAT